TGTATTTTTTAACGTAGTTCTTACTGGTCTTCAAAGAAGACGTTTTCTTTTTAGCCACAACACCCGGCCTTTTGATGGATGCCTTGGGCTTCCACTTGGCGGTCTCTTTAGTTGATTTTACTTTTGTTGCCATATATACATTCTGAAATAATCAAACTCTTCTTTACCACCTTCTTCAACGTAGTTCAAGTAAGCCTCATAAATTGGGCCTCCGAAAGTAACTTCTTGAAATGCGGTGTCAACGCCATTACCAATCATTTTAACTTGGTAGAATTCAACCTTCTGTTCAATCACCTCCATTGCTTTTACTACCTGCTCTGTTTTGGCTTCAGCAACTACAACGGCTTCTTTGAGTTCGGCTTTCTCCTCTACCTTGTTCTCTACTAGTTTCTCGCTAGTCTTTTGAGCGACCTTGGTTACTTCTGAGGCCAATGTCAAATTTTTCTGTATTTTGGCAAGCATATATTCAATATCGTCTACAGGAGGAGTTGAAACGGCTCCAACAGGAAACGATATCTCTATCATTAAAAAGAATACGCAAAAGGCAACGATAAGAGTTCTCACAATTTTTTAACCGTATTGATAATCCGCAACTCTGTTATGGCCGCAGATAGAGCAGAATCTGATTTCTTCAGAGCCGCTCCCATTTTATCCACCTTGATTTCAAGGGCATCAATCTTCTTGTTAGATTTTTCAATCTGATCAAGATAACTCGTCTTACCGTCATAGTACAGATAGCTAACAGCCAGCAGCATACAAAAAGCCACGCCTGCAACTGGATTCTTTTTAAAATCATCAAAGGAAATGGGTAAGGGGTTGGTTTTAACTTTGGGAGTACTCATTCTTTTATCTTTTTATAATAGTAGATAATTGCCATAATCCCTGATATACAGCCGATTAGCCCAACGGCCACGGCTACAACAGGTTGCCAAGCAGTAGCGATGCTAATCAATGCCGAAGCACCAGTTACCATTGTGAGCCCATCGGCTGTGGAATCAGTTTGTTGGATCATTACTTCTTCTTTTTGGGGATTACACCTTTAGCCATCAAAATATCTCTTTTGGTTATTTTACCATCCCTGTTTACATCAGGGAAAGATTTTGATTTTTTTGCGGTAGTCTTAGACATCATCTTCTCTTTGGCTTCAACTTTCTTTCCCTCTTTCTTTTCGTGCTTCATTTCAGCCTTCTTAGAAGTGTACTTCTCCATACCACCGTACTCAGAAATCTTCTTAGCAGCGGCTTTCTTTACAGGTTTTTTCATTTCTTTTTATTTTTTACTTTAGCAATTATTCTGCTGGCTTTAAATTTTGCCTTCTGAACTGGAGACAACATTGATTTTCTTGCCGGTGCCTTTTTAGCAGCTGCGCTAATAACATCACCCTGTTTCTTAAAGTAATTAACATCGCCATCCTCTACGGAAATTGCCAAATCACCCTGACTCCAGTTGCGCCATTGTCTATTTTTTATGCCTTGTGGCTTGATTTTAGAAACTTCGTCAGAAACTACTTGCCTTTTGACTACATTATCAGGCAGTCTTTTGATTTTGTTCTGCATTTTAACAGGACCAGCATTAGCACTTCTTTTCTTCCTGTTTGCATCGGCTGCTTTTCGAATATTAGTACCGTGATTTTTCATATGTTGCATCGTATCACCATCGAATTGATTAATTACGTCTCCGTAGTGTGACTCGGGGAAATTAACTTTGCGTGATATGCCTTGGGGCTTCATCTTTTGTACCTCACCAGCAGCATTTTTCTTTGCTACCTCTTTTTTGGTTGGTGCTAAGCCCCTTGAAGGAATTTTCTTCACTTCGGCCATTCTAGCATTGGATGCTTTTTTCTTTGCTCCGATTATTGGTTTTTTCATTACTTTTTTGGTTTGCATTTAGTTCCTTTTTTACCTCCAGTTCCCATTACATCTTCTCTGCAAGCATTTGTTCCACCACCAGTAGTGGCTGCTCGTTTGCCTCTTTGCAACTTATCGTTTTGCTTACGCATTTCTGCGTCATTGGTTGGCTTGTTTTTCAATATCTCGTACTGTTCCTTTGCCCACACCTTTCTTTTTCTTCCCTCCAGCTTGGTCTTAGCACTTTCAGAAATGGTTCTTACGGCTTTTCTTCTGCTGTCTGGCAATGGAACGCCATTCCAGGTGAGCCCTTGCTTGCTAGACTGATATCTCTCAGACCCAGGACTTGTTGTGAAAGCACGCTCTCCGTCTCCAAGTCTCTTAGCACGGTCTGCCATTCTTCCTGATTTTCTGAACTCTCTTTTTTCAGCACGCTCTTGTTTTTTTTCTGCTTTGAGTTCGCTTGGGCTTTTGATTTTACCCTTTCCAAATACCCCAGAGTTTACCTGAAACGCGCTAGCTGGAGATGCAGGGGCTGCCGCTGTTTTCTCCTTCTTTTCCATGCGTCTTGCTACAGCACGGCCGATCACTCTAGCCTCTTGCTTAATCTGTACTCCAGCCTTTTTAACAGTTCCAGCGGCCTTGCTGTTCTGCGCCTTGCGTACAACGCTAGTAATCTTAGCTTTTGTAGCAGGTCCGATGATTGGTTTAGTCTTCGTTGCCATTATTTTGTTTTCTTTTTACCACCGCGTCCCATTTTACGCAGTTCTTTGTTTGACGGAGTTTGACCAGTGCCTACTCTTGGGTCATTTGAATTATTAAACTTCGCTAATCCCCTAGACTTTTGTCTTGCTCTGACTTCAGAGACAACAATACCAGCAGCAGTTCCTATCGCTGCACCAACCTTGGCGATAGTCGCTTTACGCTTCGCCTTCTTAACATCAGAAGATGTTGATTGTGAATATGGAACCATTGGGGCAGCCTTTTTAGACTGCTTCTTGGTTACGGGTCCGATTACTGGTTTCTTCGGTTTCATTATTTTTTAGGTTTGAGTGTTTTAGTAGGTACGGTTTTTTCAAATGTCTTTGAATAAGCTGGACCCTTAGGTTTAAACTGCTGTAAACCAGTCTTACTAAAGATAGCAGCACTATCTTGATAGCCTTGAGATGGAGGTCCCATTCTATAGACATTAGTAGTTGGTTCTGTTTTTGGTTTTGGTGCATTAACACTACCCATAGCCGCTCTCTTCATCATATACTCTTGCATAGATGGTGAGCCTTTCTTTTTATCGTCTTTTGTTGCCATTTTTCTTGGATTTAATTGGTATATTTAATTTGACATTTGCTCCGTAAGACCTTCCTGTTCCGATCTGAGCCCCAAGACTAAGATTTTTACTTACTCTTCGCTCTACACCGATATCGGCACTTCTATAACCAGGAGCAAAATCAGCATTGCCGGTTATGGTTGTTTTCTTACGCTGAACAGAAACAGATCCGCCTCCGCCTATATTTCTTCCTTCTCCATATGCATACAGAGATAATTTCGGAGGGTCTTTCTTTATGGTCTTTTTCATTTGTTCTTTTTAACCTTGATTTTCCCACTAGGTTTAGTAGGTTTTGAGTTGTTGTGTTCTAGCTTCTTCGCTACAAAATTACAATTGTACATTAGCACTTCCATCTTTTACGAGCCTGTCTCAAACGTGAGTTTGGATCTGAGGCTGCTTTTGGGAAATTTGCCATTTGGCCAGCACTACGAGCACAAAATGATTTGCGTCTCTTAGCGTCTGCACTTCCTGCCTTTACCTTACCAGTAACGGCTGTCTTTAATTTAGATCCGGGGTTTGCTTTGCGATACGCAGAAACACCTTTAGCCGTCATACCTGCTCCACTTTTGGTAGGGAGGTAATTGGCGTTTTTACCTTTGGTTGTTTTCGCTATGGCCTTATCCTTCGGCATTCTTCTTTTTGAAGATTTTATTAGCGGCTCCGAGACCCAATGCACCAAATGCAAGGGCAGTAACACATTCTACTAAAATAGAAGCAGGAGCAACGTGTTCTTCTGAAAAAGAGTTGTGATACATAGTAGCACACAAAGCAATGGCACATAAGATACCCACGAAACGGTTTGCAGAAAACTTGCCGTGCTCGTCTTTGAATATTTCGAAGAATTTCATCCTATATCAAAGATAATAAATAAAAACAAAAAAGGCAACCTTTTGGGCTGCCTCTTTCTTTTGATGATTTTTTTGTTATGCTTGAGCTTCTGTCCAAGACAAACGTCCGAATACGTTAGATGTACCTGTGGTCAGAGCCTGTACCATAATGGTAAGTACGTCTGGTCCATCAGGATAGAACTGCGTATTTACTGTAGCAGCACCACCACCTAAGATTGAATTTGACAAATCTCGAATCTTACTCAAATCGTAAGTAGATGTACCGAAAGTAGCACCTCCAGAGTTTACATAGAAACCACCCACAATTTCACCACCTGTGATTGTACGAGCAGCACCGTGGAAACATACCTGAGTCAGAGAAGATCCACCCACGTTAACCCAAGTATCAGCAGCACTCAAAGTTCCGTTAAGAACCAAGGTTACAAGGTAGTTACCCTGTGCGTAGATACCAATACTCTGCAATGATAACTGCATACGGTTGATAATTTCACGAACACCGAAGGAACCTACAAGACCAGAACTTACAGAAGGAGCCAATCGCAAAGATGCCAAGGCGTAACGCAAACCTGCTGTAGGTACAGAAAGAGCCGTAGTAGAACCTGAGGTAAACAAGAACTGCTTATCTTCATCAAAACGACCATCCATAATTACTGAAGATCCCCAGTGTGAAATGATTGGAGCAGCAGTTGGGCCTCCGAACTCAACACCGACTGGGGCGTTTGCGTTGAAGGTATAGGCTTGACCTGTAGTTGCACCCATTGCCGAGAAGATAACTCCTGTTGGGTTCAAAATAACAGCAGCGTTGCTGAAAGTAATTGTAGTTCCAGAAATGTTTGCCACATAAGTACCATCAGGGAATGCAGCAGAAATAACACGCATACCAATTTGCATATTCGCACTAGATGCCACAGTTCCTGTAACAGAACCAACTGCAATAGTTACGTTTGCTGATGCTTCACCTGCTCTTGCACGAGTCAAACCAGTGAAGGTATTAGCAGTTTTACCTGTGTAGTTAACATACTCAATAGTTCCACTTGCTCCCCCTGTGTTAATCACAAGAATACCGCTAGTTGGGAAGTAAGTAGTATCTAATACGTTAATAGCATTATCTCCTGCTCCGATGCTTGAAGTGATACGGGTTGTTGCAGGCACTGTGCTTGTCTCGTAACGAGCAGGCAAGTTACCTGAACGCATATATGCCTCAAGATTGACGTTGTTGTTGGCCAATTTGTGGCAATAAGTCACCTGACCATTCATACCACGGAATCCCCAACGAATCGGTCCTGCACCGTACCAAGAATAGTCGATGTAGAACATCTGCATCTTAGACAAATCTATGGTGAATCCTGATGGGTTAAAAGTTCCACCTCCTCCGCTCATACGATCAATGTTCCATTGAGACTGAGGAATCTTGGTATCTACGGTCTTAGTTACAAAAGCGTAAGAAGGGGCAGCAATAGAAGGTCCTCTGTAAGAAGGGTTAATTGTGAATTGCGTATCACTAATAACACGAGCTACTTTGTATGACTGACCTTTGATTACAACCATATCATTTGGAATCAATTGTGTTGAGTATTCAGAACCAACACCAGTTACTACGTTTGCTCCGTTGGTTACGGTAACTGAACCTGAGATTTGATAGGTTGATGCCCTACGAACAGCATACAAAGTTTGTCCGTCAAATTCGAAGAACATACCATTCTGATCATCATACATACCCAAACGACAAGTAGAACCTACCCAAGAGTTTACATAAACTTGATATTGACCTGAGGCCGAAGCAGCAGATGGAGTAGAAAGAGCAACATACTGGAATTGAGTAGGAGTAATAACAGCAGTTACGTTGAAAGTACCATTGTAAGCAGTTTCATTACATCCCTGTACTACAATCTGAGCGTTGAACTGAAGGTTGTGGGCCTCTTTACAGTTAACGGTAACCAAAGTACCGCTAGAAGTAATCAAGTCAGGGTTGAAAGATTCCGATCTGATAGAACCTGTTGACATCATAATACCCTTACCTGATTGGTAGCGGAAGTATTTACGAGTCTGACGAATCAATTGCTCGTTGTTTGCCTGAGCGTTAGATGAGAATTTAACACCACCATCAAATGCTCTGTGCAATGCAGCACCTTGAGGACGGCTAAATACTAGACCACCTGTAGGGTTAGCAGCAACTGCTGTAGTAGTATAGTAAGCAAATTGAACGTCTGAGATAATACGAGCTACTGTCCAAGCACCATTTGCGTTTGCTTGAGAAGAGCCGGTAACTACGATTTCGTTACCAATTGCCAATCCGTGAGGCACGGTGGTAGTAACTGGAATCAACAAACCTGCTGTCCAACCATAAGTAGGAGCAGTTCCGATTGAAGCACCTGTAAAGATTTGACCTTGATAAACAGTTGTTACGTTTGAGTTCAAGATAGAACCTGTGGTTGGTGCTACATATTGAGCAGTATAGGTAAAGGTTGTACCTGAGGTATTCGCAGTAAACAAACCATTGGCTCCTTCCCAAGTAGCATCCTGAACAAATACAGGAGAACCGGCAGCAACAGCAGTACCTGTGGTTACACTTACTATACGAGAACCAGCAGTACTAGATATAGCAGTTACTATCAAAGGAGTCTGTACGTTATAGGTAGCGTAAGGTCTACGGTTAGTCAAGTTGATTGTCTCCCACTTAGTAGGCTGAGTACCATATTCAAAGTCAGTATCAAACATTGACTGAGGCTGAGAAACACGGAAACGATCAACAGGATCTGTAAGGTTTTCTGAGCCCCGAATTGGAAGACCAAATTGTAAGTCACCGCCCATCTGGGGACGCATAGTTACAGGGGAAAGTATTGCTGAACTAACAGCAATGGTCTGCCCTTCTATCCCAACTTTTAAACGCTTGCCACCTGAGGGGTTGCTTTCAATGAGGGGTTTGTTTTCCTGAGAATCTAAGTTCATATATCAAAGATAGTTAATAAAAACAAAAAAGGCAACCTTGTGGATTGCCTCTTCTGTTGGGGGTTTTAGTTTTTAGAAACACTCAAGAGCCTGAGCCTTAACCAAGATGGTCATAGTCTCGTTCTCTTTGATGAAGTTTTTGAGAACCTCCGCATCTGTGGGATCGAGGTCCAAGGCTTCGCCTTGATACATTTTGTTAGCCCAATGCCAGAATTTAAGAGCATCGCCCTTACCGCCTGAAATTAATGATTGGGCAACTACTTTGCCAATGTTTGCTCCCTCGATTTCCTTTCCATCGAGGTCAAGTAAGTTTTTATTGAAGTTTATCATATGATTGTGAATCCTAGTTCTTGTGTTGCCCACTCGTTTACATAGTTATCATCTGAGCCCCAACCATCGTAGGTTGTTTGATCCATTGTCAGATTACCGTCCATCAAAGTGGTGCCGGGGATACTTGCTCCATCTTCGTCTTGGGCCTCAGATAATAACTGCCAGTAAAAACTAACAGACGTTGGGTTCATCGGGAAATTAAGAGCGATGATATTAAAGTATTTTGCAGTTCCTTTGGTTGGGATAACTACGTCTTCTATTTTGACCATATTACAAAGTTAGAAAATATTTGTGATAATTCCACTCTGTATATCAATGTTCTGCTGACCAGGAGGATTGCCGGGTATATTCAGAGTTCCTGTGTATCCCGGAACATTGTTGATGCTGTAAGCCAAACTATTAATTACACCTGCAACCTCAAGCATATTGCCTAAATCTGTAGTGGTTCCGATCAGCACGTCTCCTGTATTATCTACGATACGCATTCTTTCGGTATTTGATGTTCCG